CCGAGATTGATGATGAGACTTATGATCGTCGCGTTCATGAATGCATTGAGACCACTCTGTCATTTTTGAACACGTGCAAGTCTAGTGAGAGAACTTATTATTCTAGCAGGCTCGCACTTTTGCGTGATATTCAAACATCACGTACGTTGTCTAAGAAGGAAGGTATCCGTGAGAAGCCCTACGGGATACTCCTTTTTGGTAGTTCTGGTGTTGGGAAATCCGCGATTGCCAACTCGTTGACTAGATTTGTGTTACAAAGCAATGGTTTTGATTACAGTCCTCGTGCTGTGACGTCATTGAATATGGAAGACAAATACCAGTCTGAGTTTGCATCATATCATCAAGGTGTGATTTTTGATGATATTTGCAACACGGCACTGGATCGCACTGATGGATCACCGACTTTGCCAGTCATAATGTTTTTGAATAACATGACAATGGCAGCTTTGAACGCTAATGCTGACATGAAAGGCAAGGTCATGATTGAACCGAAGATTGTTACCGCGACTACTAATGTCAAGGATCTTTTGTCCAATCAACTATCCAATGAGCCTCTTTCCATTAATAGACGTTTTGAAGTGACTATTACTGTTAGAGTTCGTCCTGAATATTGTAAACCTGGATCTACTATGTTGGATAGTGAGAAGATTCGCCATTTGTCTGGAAGTCAATTCCCTGATTTTGCTACATTTACTGTTGAAGAACCGCGTTACGCAGTTGATGTCACAGGTGATAAGTTCAGACCAGGGAAAACACGTCACATTACTTATGTACCTCGTACTTTTGAGGGAAGAGAGTTAGTTGACGTTGACATTAAGACATTGTTGCGCTTTTTGAAGGATGATTCTGCAAAGCATTTCGCTCATCAAGAAGCATTCGTCACTTCACAGCGCAATTTGGCCGAAATGCCGTTGTGCAAATGTGGTTTGCCAGTTGATATGTGCGAGTCCTGTCCTTTGGATTCGCAGGCCGGTATTCCCAATGTGAGTGAGGTTGTTGAATATCTCACTGCATTGGAGATCCGCATCATTGCAAGCATTAAGGCTATGCTTCAAATTTTCCTTATGTCACGTTACGGTTCAGCTATTGTAGCTTATCTCATGCGAGACAAATTGAAGGAAATTGTAGTCAAAAGTATTGGCTATTACATTGCTTGCGTTGTTATTACGCTGGGGATCGACATTATTGTGCATATCCGAGGATCATGGATGGTACTTGTTTTTACAGCGGCATATTTGTTGTATGTCGCTTACCAGTTCCGTAAAGTTCGGCGTGCCGTTATCGAGAAATTCACTGACATTCCTTTACCTTCCAAACTCATTCGTGAAATGAGTTGGAGTATGAAATTAAAATGTATGTACTTTTTGATGTCTATAGGTATTTGGAAGATTCTAGTGATGTTGGCTAGAAAGTGGAAGACGCTTCCGGTTTCTCAAGCTGCGCAGCCAATTGTTTTGAAACCTGATGCTAAATCATGGCAAAATGAAACTGAATTTTGGGACGTGCATGCGCGTGAGCGCAAGTATTGCTTTGGAGATGCAGGCATTTCTGAGAAATCTCGCACGATCTCTTTTGACAATTTCACTCGTCTCATCGGGAATAAATTGATGGTTGTTCAGAAAAGCAATGGGGAGTATTGCAATGTTGTGCCACTTAAGAGTAATATTCTTTTGCTTCCAAATCATATGGTTTCGTCTAAAACTGAGTTTGTGACGTTGACCAAGATTGGAGGTCATACTTTTAAGAATATGCCCTTGGATGATAAGGTTGCAATGCGCGTCCCTGGAACGGATTTTGCCGTTTGGTATTGTCCTGGTGCTGGGCTGCACCGTGACATTATTGACTATTATCCTAAAGACATTGATGAAGGTAAGAAAGTTGAAGTTTTTACCATTTACAATAATGAGGGAAAATTGGCAAAATTTGCGAGTATGACGGCTACCCGAGGCAAGGTCATTTCGACTCGAGGAGGAATTTTTTCAGGATACAATTATAGTTTTCCTGAAGACACCTTTGGTGGGTTATGCATGGCAACTTTGATTG